TAGCCTGCACTGCTACTGCCGCCTCTCCCACCTGCTCCCGCAATGCGCTTACTGTTCCGCTCCGCAAAGGTCGGAGTATTTATGACATCCTGTATATCAGTCCCTTTAGGCAGCATTCCTTGCACGCGGTCAATAATGGACTTCGGAACCATGTGCCCGTAGTTATCTATGGCTTGGTTCAGAATGTTCCATCCATTCTGCTCCTGCGCTCTCTTGTCATCACGGCTCTGATTAACAATGGTAGCCATCTCCTTCCCCATATCCACGTTCCCTTTTGCCAAATCACTGCGCAAATTTGTCTGCGCCGTCCATGCATTCTGTAGTAAGCTACTCTGTGCATTCGTCCATGCCACGGTGTTCTGGTTCCCTTCATTCGTGAGACGCTCCAAACTGGAACGAAGGTCTTTCATGTTCGTAATGGTCTTGTCTGCATAGTCGTTCTTATTCGCCACAGACATGGCCGTAAACTTGGCACTCAAATCCGTTCGTTCTATGCCAAGCTCTGTTTGAAGATTGGAAATATTGGATTCAAAATGGGCATCCGATTCAGCCACCGCGGCAAGTCCTGCATCCTGTGCAAAACCGCCAGATAGTGCAATCTGTGCAATCATGGCATTACGAGCCTTTACCATATTAACCGATTCTGTGCGTTGCTGCTTCCCATTATCCCATACCAAACGGTCTTCTGCCGCTTTCTTATCTGTTTGAATCTGTGCTTCATTATCCACTTTTACATCTTTTAAGATGCTCTGAATAGCGTCATTGGATTCTTTGTATCCTGCCTTCATCTCGGTAATAGAATCAGCAACACTGCCGTACGCCTTGTTATTAGCGGCAGATTGATCCCCTACGAGCTGTTGGTTACTTGTAATGGCATTATTAATCTGATCCTGCTGTTGTTGAAACAGTGGCCCGAGGAATGAGTATTCTGGTGGAAGGTTGGCAAGGGCAGCGGCAGAACCGGCATCTTTCGGCGCAGGAGTAGGAGGAGCCTGTGTACCTGTCTTGGATGACGCCACATCCGCCTGTTGCTTCGTATAATCCGCCTTCTGCTTATTGGCTATATCATTCTGTTCCGCATTGTGCTGCTCTATCACCGATTGCTTTTGGAGTGCAATATCCTGCGTCGTCACATTGTTCCCCTGCGCGTTCATGTTTGCAGCACTCTTATCAACAGCTGCCAACTTATCGGCAAGGTCAGAAGACGGGTTGCCCAGTCGCTGCTGCTGCCTGTCCAAAACAGACTGTGACTGTATCTGTCCGCTATTCGTCCCCACCTGGTTAAACGCTTCCTGTATCCCGCTCTGGTCACCCAAATGTGCTTTAATATCATGCTCGCTCATACCAGAATTACGCATTCGCTGGATAGCTGCATCCTGAATATTGCCCGTACCTTGAGCGGGTGCCAGATAGGAATTGCGCTCGTTAATTAATGCCTGTGCATTCGGGTCTGCCTGATTGACGGTTGGCACATAAGAAGCAGGAGCATTAACTCCCGGCTGAACGACGGCATTCATAGCACTCTTACCAGCTTCCTGAATACTATTCGCCGCCTGTGTAGACCGTGCATTCTGTGCTACTACAGGAGTAGAAACACCCGCTTGTGCACGCTCTGCATTTAACTGCTCAAGAGTTTTCCCGATGAGGCGAGATTCTTTCATTTAACGCACTTGGAATTGAAATACTTGACCATCTAATCCGAGTGTTCCTACTGATCCATCAACAGGTGTTCCACTACCACCTGTTCCTTTTGTTCCAGCAGCGCCACCTGCACTACCTCGCGCCTCAAATTTGCCTGTCCAACTTGTGTTTACTTTGTAGAAAGCACTAATCGTTCCTCCATTTCCACCACCACCGCCACCACCGCCACCGCCCGGAGCACCGTTAACAGTTGCATTTCCTCCATTCCCACCAATGCCGCCTGTCCCACCATTAGCCATGATATAACCTGAACCCGTCAAAGTTGCTGCGTATAGGTCAAAGTTACCTCCATTGGCACCAGAGCCGCCGCCACCACCACCAGCACCAGGATTGCCAGTTGCCGGATTTCCAGATCCACCAGCACCACCACCAGCACCAGAAGCACTGCCAGCACGACCATTAAACGTCCGGGCAGTTGGCCATGAAAAGAAAGATATAGATGCATTAAAGAATAAATTAGCATTCGTTATAGTTCCAACGCCTGCCGTAGATGTACCACCTGCGCCAGCACTGCCGCCACCGCCACCTGCACCACCTGCACCACCTTCACCACCTGCCACACCATTTCCGAGCATCGAAATAGATTCAGCAGTTCCAGATACGGCATTGCCAGCATTTCCACCAGCTACCGCGATACACGCGTTTGCTGCACCTCCAACTCCACCAACAATACCAACGATAGAACCGGGCATAGTACCAGCTGCATTGGCAATAGTCCCAGCCGATCCAGCAGTACCGCCCGCACCAGAACATGCACTTGCACCATTACCGCCATTACCGCCATTACCGCCATTGCTAGCAATACGGGCTGCAGGACTTACACCGGGATCTACCATTTTTAATATACCAGATACGTAAATGCGATAACCGTTCGGATTTAACGTAGCTCCTGAGTACACTGTTAAATTCGTATAGTTCTTATCCCCAGATAAGCTAACCGTTGTACCTGTACCAATTGATACGGCACCATCAGATCCATTCCCAAAATAGAAACTGCTTTGCGGAGCACGCCATACATTGTCTCCATAAAGTGTTGTTCCTGAATTTGTCGTACCACTTCCCAGCAAAGAACCTGTCAGATAACCGCTAGTTCCAAGTGCTGGAATCTTATTAGCCTGTGTTGTTCCTGTAGAAGTACGAGTAGTAACAGATGTAGACAGCACTATTGGGCCACCGGAGTCACCTGTTAAAGTACCTGCCAATAAGTCTGCTGCCGTTGCTAATTCTGATTTTCCAGCCGCAGTAGTGGTAGCATTAGCAGTACCGTCCGTAGCCAAAGAAGTCCATACACCACCTGTATAAACGTAACACAAGCCTGTTGCCGTGACACATGCTCCACGGACAGGGCCAGAAGGATTTGTACCCAATGCTTGGTTACGCGCCGCTGTTGTAGCAAATGTAGGAAAAGACAATGAGCCACTGCCAGAGAAAGCTAGAGCGCCAGACGCGGTAAACGTATTGGCACGATCTATATTAGCTTTTAGATTAAACAATCGGGCATCTGTATTCAGTTCTACAATGGCACCCTTGCCCCATGAACGACCTGCACCGCATGTGACGTAGGAACGTGCTACTTGTGGGCAGATATTTCTAATAACTCCTGCAAGCGTCACTTTATATGTTGTAGCGTTCACTGTTGCACTGGAAAAGTAAATATCTTCCTTGTAGGCTCCAAAACGAATACGAAGGATACCGCCTGTTGTGGTAGCAAACGTATGGTTTGTAGCATTCAACTGTGGCGCAGATAAAATAATACCCGTTGTCTGTGTTCCGTTAATCGAAACATCAAGATTCATTTGCGGCTCATTTGTAACATCGTAGCTTGTAGCCGCCTGAACAAAGTGAATACCTGTAAGTGATAAAGTACTAATCACAATAAGCCCTGTAAATGTTCGTGCTGTAGATTCAGTAACCCAGTAAAAAATAGTGTATAGGAGTTTCATATTAGAGATCAGAAGTAAAAGTACCGGCGTAATCTTCACCGGTTAATAAGTAGGAAGAAACAGAAAAGTAGCCGCCATCTTGAAAGTTCTCTGCAATCAACTGACAAGAAAAGCCTTGAGACGGGAAAATACCAAACCCTTTTTTCCAGTGGGCTATCTGTGTCGTTTCCGCTTCAACCCCACTATCGCCAATAGCAACGGCTCCAACGGATAGATCATCACTATAGGTATAGTCATTGCCATCAATAACTTTTGCCGAACCAGAACGCCTTCCTGCGCTATTATTCGTCACATAACACTTAATATTAATCATAGACGGCTGGTTGATATCTCCTTCCAGCTCAGCCCGTTTCATCATGGCATTGCCTACATTAAAATCACCTGTAGCGATAATCACTTGGATAGGTACAAAGTTATCCGTGAATGTCGTGAAGTAGCTGTACACAGTATCTGTTGACACATCTGTACCGTACAATACGCCCTTCCGCTCAAATAAGCCTACAACAGGGCTAATAGACTGTGGTGGCTGCCATGCACCATGCTGTGTTCCAGACGATGTATTAACCACAATATTGTGATCCCAAATGAACCAGAACCACTGCCCTGCAATATTCAACTGGTAAATAGTTTGTCTACCACCTCTGTAATGGAACACAAATGCCCCTGTTTGGTCTTTGGCCATGTTCTTTAGATGTTCACGTATTGGCACATCAAAGTCTTCCTGTGGGGGGCTTACAGTTGCTCCTGTCTCCGTAGAAATAGGAATCATCATAATACGTTTGTCATTCGTTACATACGTCAGTGCGTTATTACCCATTATCGTTGCACAGTCTTCATTCACACAGCCGTGCAGTTCATCTTTTAAGTTTGGAATCGTAAGGCCAATAGCAGAACCACTTGTCGTAATATCAGCAGAATTCGCCGCATGTGTCTTTCCTTCCGTAAAGAAATATAAGAAGTCCTTTACACCAAGAATGTTTGTCACCTTACCGCCACCACCAACAACGATCTTTGTTGCGCCACCTGTTCCATAAGTAAAGTCAATAATCTTCTCAATACCAGATGCTCCTGTTTCACCAATAACAAACTGTCCAGCAATTACAGAGTTATTCGGCTGGTCTACGTTGGTAGAGGACAGGAAGCCCATCAAATGCAGTCTGGACTTCCAGAGCTCTATCTTTGACGGCTTTTGAATGCCTGTCACACCTGAAATATCCTGTACTACCAGTGCAAAATTATTATCCGTATAGGCTTGGGAGGCAGTCGTTGTTAAGTGCATTCTGCCGTCTGTGTAATTCCAGGTAATCGTACCGCCAGACGTCCATGCATTGGTAAACGTAGAGGCTTGCAAGTCAAATTGTGTGGCACTGATACGCGTCACTGTCCATGTGCCATCTGCTTCTATCGTTCCACCTGTTCCTACTATTGTCACATTGTCACCTGTCAGGAAACTATGGGCAGTAGTCGTAATACGGATAAGGTTAGAACCGTTATTAGCCGTCCCTGTTACCGAAATGTACGGAACAATAGGGTTGGTGAATGCTTCGGCTGTTCCGTTCACAATAAGGTTACCAGAGGTCACACTAAAGACCTGCAAACGTGCAACGCCGTCCACATCTACCGTTATAGTACTAGCTCCGGCTGTAACGGCACCATTCAGGCGCATACAGACAATCCTTCGTGGGCCGTCTGTTGTATTTGTAAGGTATACATCTCCAAAAAATTCAGTAAAGCGTGTGACGGTTCCTGTCGTGAGCGTAAGCCCCGTATCATACGTGGCACCAGCCGTAAAATCACGGTAAAACACCTTTGTTCCTAAGGCAAAGAACGCAACATCATACGTTTCATGGTAAAAAGCTGTGGCCGGAAAACCGTCTAGGCCAATACTAAACTCTGCAGCGTAGCCTTTCCGACTTTCAGCCTTCCCGTCACTCGTAATTAGGCAGTTTTGAGACGGCGCAGACAGGTACGAAGCACTGGCATTTTTAGGCGCACTTACGTAGCCTTTGAAGCCCGCCTTTGGTTGAATAAAGATGCTCATAGTGAACTTTCCCGTATAGCAAGGCGCTCAAAATTCCTGTCACCAACAGAGCCAAACTGGCGCACACGCAAACGCCTGCCGATATTCCTATCTTTCAAGGCATCGAGTTTAATAGCGTCACCCTTTTGCTTGGCGAGTCCGATAATGGCATAGTCCCCTCGGCCAAATAGTGACATTTCGATGCAGCGCCACACGTAGAAATACGTATATTCCTCATCAAAACTCACCGTATCGTCAATTGTATCAATCGTTGGCGACGTCTTATCATAATACACGGATGCCTCGCCAGAGGCGCCACGGTACAACCACAAGTACTTATTCGTTCCATCGTCCACAATAGAGAATCTGCCAGCATTTGGCGGTGCTTCCATATAGGTCAGTGGCGCACTATTCAGTAGTACCCCGTCTCCATAGTCCTCTGTCCGTCTGAATGCTTTAAAGTTCGTAGGGAGGACATATACAGCCTGTATTTCGGTATTGTCTTCATGGTCAAACGCAATGCCTGTCACACCTGTAAAGGACGTAGCGGTAATGCCTGTGTACGAGAAAATATCAAAGGCCTCCCCGTCCCAGATAACGGCTGTACCGGAAACGGCAAAACCCGTCGTGGAATCAACCGTAATCGTGACGGAAGCAGAGGTTATCCCTGCGACATCGTTAATGGCTGTGTCAGAGGCAAGTGTATAGCCTGTCTCTCTGGCACTGGCAGACGGTGTATTGCCACCACCTTTCCGAAAAGCGCGTAGCAATTCCTTATCAGCATCAGATATAAATGACAGCATGAACGCATCAGATACAGACGGCACATCGCTGCCAAGTTCTTCACGTATCAGACCGCGTGCCAAGTCGATGATGGTTGAACCAGCGGGCGAAGCCATGAAAAGGCGAAGATGAAGATATAAAAATTAGTTACATGTAATCAGTGACACCGGAAAGAAGGAGGGAATGAGGATTATGGAGTTGTTTTCAGAACATCGACGCGGAACGTTCCTGAAGTCGGATCACCGGAAATAACGGCGCAGAATTTTACGGAAACAGTATTAGTAGCTGAAACGTAGGCGCTGAAAAATCCATTGGTTACCTGACTTCCATTCGGGACACCTAGTGTGACAGGATCACCATCAGCAGCGCCATTCACCGTAATTGTCAAAAGTTCACAGCTTGCAACGGCAAGGTTAGCGAAATCGAGCGTTGCCGTATTTGTAAGAAAGTTTGTCAGCGTGGCAGTTGTTCCGCCTATTTGAAGAGTGGAACCGGATAACGCACCGCGTACTCGTAAGCTGCCGGATTGCGTCGTTGATCCACTGCTTGTTACATACCATGCAGATCTTCCATCAGCAGTCTTTATCTGATTAGTAAGTGTGTTATTGTTACTCGGCGCAAGAATAGTGAAAGCCACACCAGTACCAACCAACGTGATAATTCCCGCGGCCGCAACGGCAATTCTTCGGAAGATGCCCGGTGGTGAAACAATATCGTTAGACATGGTTTAAGAGAGGTAAAGACTTAACTTCGTGCAAAATTAATCTGACACACGGAAGCAGGCGAAGTATTGTCAGAGCGTGTGGTGGTAATGGCATAGACAATGCCGCTTCCGAAGCGCAGTGGTGCATTAAACTCGATAATACGTACGCCACTTGCCACACCGTCACCGGCAGGAATAAGACGTGTCGTATTAGGTACGGTCGTTCCAAGAGTCACCGCAGCAGTAGTAGCAGAATCAAACAGCTGTAAGTACACAACAGTCGTGTTCGGATTCTCAATTTCTACAGATTCAAGGTTGCAGTAGCCGACTGCCAGCAGTTCAACTACTCCTGTCACCGATGCGTCATACGTTGTAATAGCGTTCATAAAAAAGAGAAGTGAAAAATTACTTAGTCTTTAGTGCCCTATTCGCTGCCATAGTTGCAGCACGCTTGGCAGAGGTAGCTGCCTTCTTCGCTGCTGCTGCCTCTACATCCTCTGTAGAAACAATGGTCGTTTTGGTTACAGGAACAATTGTTGTTTCAGTTGTAGGAACAATGGTCGTTTCGGTTCCTTCTATTACAGGAGGATCTTTTACAATAACTTCCTCTTTTTTCTCTTTAAACTTCTCATACAAAGAATCGGCAAATTCTTTGTCTGTATCCCCTTTGGAGTCCACAACATCATCAATGAACTCACCAAGGTTCTCCTTAGGAAGCAGTGGAAGGTAGTGGCGCAAATAATTCTGGTACATGGCACCTTCATCTTTTGAGAAGCGCAAATACCGTAGTATTTCTTTCAAGTTCGTTTCTGCATTCAGGGCTTTCATTTCCATGAATAGTTTTTCAAAGTCTGGGCCATCTGCCATATACAAGGGTGGAAAGAAGTGAAGAGAAGTACATTCATTTCTGGCCACACTTTGTGGCCAGCAGAGAATGAACAAGGAATTTATCTACCGTATTTTTCCCGAAGAAACGGATGTGCGACACAATCAGCAATTACTCCTGAGTTTTTACTACCTGAAGCTGTGGTAATGAAATTCAGTAAATAAGACTTTTGGATCTTCGACGCGACGACCGTTCCTGTACTCATACCTGTAACAGAACCCGTACTGACGGACACGCCTGTACGTAAAACAAGACCTGTTCCTTTGTCTTGCTTGAGTCCACTCTGCACCACAAGTGATCCACTGGTTGCGATCTGTACGCCACCGCATTCCACGGAGTAAGAGACAATCAATGCACCGGATGAATAGGCTTGCGGCATAGCGAGACTGGCAATGAGTGCCGTGTGTCCGCTTGCTACGAAGGGGATAACCTTAGGGTAGGTAGCATTCGCAATAGTATTGGTCATAATACTTGGCGCAGCATTATTTGTCGTATCGAAGAAGATATTTCCTTGAAAAATCTGTGATCCGACAATCCAAGACGTTAATCCCGTAATTTGAGACGATATAATCGTCGCAAGTCCCAGTAATATATAAGTAAAACCTGACATAAACTAAAGGGTTAAAATTTAAATAGAATTTAGCTCAGAGTAGGCTGCGTAATGGACAACGAATACATCGTTCCCTGTGGCTGGACAATGCCGTAAGAAGCGAACTGTGTAACAAGAATGCTGGCAATTACGTTATCCTCACTCACGAACTTCTGTTCCGTCGTTGGCTCTTCGGCCATCATCAACTGCCATGAGCGAGCGGTCAGACGTGAGTCTGCAACCATCCAGCGGTTCATATTCGTGGTAGCAGCGGTGGTGTTCACTGTTCCCGTAGGAGTGGAGTGACCATAGTTCAACGCGACAACCTTAAACTGTCCTGTTCCACCGTAATAGTTCACAGCGTTGTTAGCGGATTCAGGTGTAAGGGACGATCCGAACATCTGGTGACACTTCACAATCATGTGCTGGTTATTCGCGATAACAATGGTGTCCGGGCTGACAGAAAGGTTAGTACCAAAGTCATCCGGTGTATTCTGTCCCATTGCCGTAATGGCACTGGTAAGGTTACCAATAGAGAGGACTGGACCAAGACCGCCTGCCTGTGTGGCATTATTCAGGATATTGGAGAATGTGACACCACCGTAAACGTGTGCCGTGGAAGCGAGAGCCTGTCCATCAGACGTGGCAATGTTATACGCACTCAATGCGCCAAGTGGCGTAAAGGTTGTTACGTCTGCCTCTGCAAACGCCTGCATGGTCATTTCCAAGTCAAGAGAAGCCTTCAAACGACCGACCAAGTCCTGTGCATCAAACTTTGCACGGGCATAGCGGTTATTGAATTTCATCATACGGCGCGTGATCTGCAATTTGTCACCAAACTGGATCTGTGTCTTGGACAATTCATTACCCTTGGAAGGATTGACAACAGAATAGTTGTCATTTTCTACCACGCGAGGCGCAAAGCCGGACAGAGCAATAGAGTTAAACGTTACTTTTTCACCGTCACCTGGATTCCAGGGGACAGAGCTGAACAGCGAACGAACGAGGTTAGGCTTGGAATCCTTGAGCTGTTCAAGGACGGTTCGCTCAACGTTGTCTACGAATTCGTTAGCGGTTATTGTGTTATATGCCATAAATTAGAAGAGAAGAGAGAAAAGAGAGTACAAAGAGAAATTATTCCACACCAACGACGTGCTTAGCTAAGCCGCCTTGGTTGAAGACAATATCGACATAGGTCTGGCCTGCTACGTCACCTCCAATAACCGTACAGTCGTTGTTGGTAGAAGTTGCCAAAGCCACAGTCAAGCCCGCGGTAATGTCTACCTGCTGACCGATATAAGAAGCGGCATACGTACCGGTGAAGGTCGTGCAACGCCACTGTGAACTATCATCAATAATATCCAGCGTTGCCTGTGTAGCAGAGGTAGAAGCGGCAAGGTTGACGCCTACATTCTGCTTATTCGTGGCAGCAATCGCTACTTCACCGTTCTCATCGAACTGCGCGGAAGAGCCTGCGGCAATGGTGCCAGATGAATCAAATGTCATATACCGAGACTTGCCTGTCAAACGTGAGAATGCATTGCATACTCGTTTTTCACTGAAAGAATATTCCATAAGTTGTAAAGGAAAGGGATCAAATTTGTCCCCGTTCCCTTTTCATTTGCTTATGCTTCCGTACTGTTTCTTCGGAGTATCCGAATTCAGCCATGCCACGCCTGTCTGCATCCGTAACATCTACGTCTGACAAACCACGCGCACCAACAGCGGTACCAGAAGCCATAACCTGCTGACGCTGTAATCTCACATTGTCGGGCATGGATTGAAAGCGCAATTTAGCGGTCTTTAGTGCGTATTCACGGGGAATACCACTTACTAAATCATTCTTATACTCATCGTCCCCATACAAATCTACATCTTTGGCGTTCTGTAATTCCCACGCCTGTTCCTGTAGTTCTGCTTTGGTTACATACTGTGGTTCGTCTGCCTTTATTTCTTCGGCTTGTACTTCTTCGCCTGCAAGAACTTTAAGACGGGCAATTTCAGATTGTAACTCTTTTTTGGAGAGATTTGTTTTATCCATGTCTTGGTGTGCAGCTGAGTACTTCTTCTTCAAATCCTGTACATGTGGGTGTGCTTCCAGTTGTTCTGGTGTAAGCGCAGTCACATCAATTTGAGAAGCGTTAACGTCTGTGGCAGTAGGGCTTGCTCCGGTGCCGTCATCGTTAGTGGGCATAGTAGAAGTTGGAAAGTGATATTCTAGCTTGTGACTAGGTTTCGGGGACGGGAGTGAAAGCCCCCAAAACTCAGCCACAAGTTTGATTATTTGGTCAGCGTTGTTGAAAAGGAACAAGAGAACTGTTCGCACAGTATCACGTTCCATTTAACGACTGATAACGTACACCGCTTAACGTAGAGCGGCATCCTTTGTAAGATTGTAAGATTTTATGATTTTGCGTACAAAGCTGTCTGTTTTATATGGCTCACCACAAAGCTGCCCCAGTACCGCCACAGTGCGTGGAATGGTTCGTTCTTGCAAATAGATATTGATGACGATCTTATGGTATCTGTTAGGCTTCATCTTTCAAAGCGTCAGGAATGAAATGAGAAGGACGGGAGCGCAATTGTATCTCTTCCTCAAATTCATTGACCTTGCTCTTGGTATCAGCCATTAACTGGTTTCTAATAAACAGTGCCCCCATACGGTCTTGCTCGCGGTTACAGGTATAGGAAAGCTGTGTGAGGCGCTTGTATAAGCTCCTTCGTTGCTTCTTGGAGAACGCACTTAGAGTTTCCATATCTTCTACCGACGGAAAAATCTGTTCCTGTGTGAGCTTCAATAAGAATTTACGGATAAACCACATACAGCTAAAAGAAATAGATTAAAGCGTACCCGACGCAACGGCAGCTAATGGATGAGAGGCAGGGTTTGGAGCGGCTGGCATAGGTGTTGGAGCGGCAGGCATTGCTTGTGTCGGTTGTGCATTTTGTCCGGCAGCAGGATCTTGCATTTGGGTAATAAGGTCTTTTACTTTGGTGAGCAATTCAGAGCTTCCTGTATCCGTATTGAGCATTTTACCAGCATCAATACCGGCAAATTCCAGGGTTCCCGCTGCGAGCTTATCCATATCAATATTCTTATACCCGGCTTGCATCAGCTGCAAGAGGAAGTTTGTCGCAGCTTGCCAGTTCTGTACGTCCTGCGCCTTCATATCTCCCAACATTCTCTTGGAATCCACAATACAGTCCGGCAACATACCAGACTCAATGTATTCTGTTGGATACACGTACTCCTCTGTCATCGGAACATAGCTCGTCTCTACCTTCATGCTCTTATCCGGTATCAATGTATTCGTAGTGTTCCCTGTCTTTGTATAATTTGCATTATAATCCAGCTTCCGTTTTTTGGTCACGGTAAAGTCTTCACGGAACTTCTCACCTTTCATCGGAATGTATTGGATCACCTTGCGCTTCGGCTTTTCACCGTTCAAATCCTTGTAATCTGCCAATGGCTTCTTACCTGTCTTAATGGATTCTTTGGCAGCTGCTACCTGCTCTTCTGTCATATCCTCATAGTCACTGACGGTGAGCACCGTTAAGGAGTTTGCCAGCATTAAGGTGCCTACAGGCTTGAATACTTCGGATTCCATACGTGACAGTCGTTGTTCTGCACCACGATTGGCAGCCTTAATACGCTGGGCAAATTCAAACGCGGTCTTCGAGGTATCGCCTGTCATCTGTTGATGATTGATACCCGTGGAAGGAATCGTACTATTGTTAATAACCTCTTGGAAGGACGTAAAGGCATTCGGGCGGGAAATACCGAGCGGCATTGGTGTAATCTCACCATCAATAAGCTCGCCACCATAGAGTCTATTCGCATCGACATCCATATAACTGTCTGCTTGTGATCCTTTGTAGTTCAGTGCCACCGTCCCAGCCCAACGCTCACTATCCAGATACAAATTAAACATGGTCTGCAGGGCCGTATCTTCACCCTCAATACGCTGTGGCAATCCCATGCCATACACAGACTGCTCCCCGCTATAGTCCTTATCATAGACATCAAAGAATGTGCCCCATCGCAGGGAGCAAAGACCCGGAATGTTTAAGCCTGTAGAGCTGTACACCACCTTATCTTTCATGCGCTCATGAATCTTCAGCGGCTTATTCAATATTCTTACACCCAAAGAATCCATTTCAGGACTGGTCGCTTTACCATCAGACTCCGTACCAAAGGACTTGGCATAGATACGGTAAATGTCGCGCAATTCATCTTGGTAATAGTACAGGCAGACATGTGAACCCTTCGCTATTTTCTCCAAGTTCTCATACATACTATCCCCATTCGTGTCATTACAGCGGCCAAACTCCTGTGCGAACTGATTCCATGTTACTTTTCTGCGGCGCAGACAGGAAGGCACCTGCGAAGGCGTATCAATGTTCGGGTTACGCCAGCAGTTCAGTGGGTTCACCGCTCTGACACCAACCTTAGGCCGTCTCCTGTCCTGTATCACGATAGGCTCATAGCCACCCGGCCATGCAGGGTTTGGCACACGAATGGTACGCTGTGGAAAGTCAATATACGTATCAAAAACACCACTGCCCATCACAAAATAGTCCCGGAAGAACTTGCCTTGATGCAGCTTATAATCGCAGTTCGATAAATTCATCTTTACCAAGTGTTTCCAGATAATTGTTTTCGTGTGGTCTGACGGACCAAAGGGTTCAAAATCAAAATCCGGTTCCCCTTCGGACATCTGCTCAATACCTTTGTCAATAATCATACGCGTATTCCCTAAGAAGATACGGGAAATCTCATCATCCGGCTGCATCGTCTGCACAACGTTAAATATCTTCATACCGCGAATAGCCTTAGAGTCCCATCCAGAGTTCTTACGATACTCAATCATGTATCGACAGTCTTCCCAGTCCTGCGCCGCTGTTTCTCTTTCCTCTCCTGTTGGTTCACTATTATCCAATCTGTCTTGTTTGTCTATCTCATGAAAGAAAGGAAACAGTTTTGACTTTCTAGCAGAAAGAACATCCGTTGTCTCATTGGTAATTTCCATAGGAGTTCAGTTCCGGATTGAACACTCCTATGGAAATCATACGGAATACCAGAGTGAACGCAAGAGATTATTCCCACCAATTCTAACGATTAAAATAATCCCAATGAATAGACCGTACCTTACCCTTCCTTGCCTTCTTCGCCAATCTGTCTTCCATCTTCTGCCTTTGCTCTTGTGCATCTGATAGAGGATCTTCAATGAATTCTTCTTGATGAAGTATCTTCGTGCCGTCTTTCCAAAAGAAGAGGTTCATAGATTTTTAGGAAGTATAAACACTTACCCAGCCGCGTAAATACTTTTTCTCTCTCTAGATACTTGTTTTGTTTTAGCTGTAAGAGCCTCATTGATCCCTATCACTGCATAGCGTATTGCATCACTCATATGTGAAGCCCAATTGTGCTCTGGCTCATCTGAATACGTTCTGCGGAGTTCTGAGTACTTTGGCGCATAATTAGACAGTGGTTCTAATACTTTCTTCTCTAGTGATTCATCAATCCAGAATGAAGAGAACGCTGTTTGAACGAGCTTAATACCATCCATTTTGGACTTTTGCTGTGGCAAACCATCAGCACCGTCTGCATTTCTATAGATATTCTTTAATCCTAAAGTTCTCAACTGAGCAATAATAGACATTCCTGTAGTTAATTGGCTAACCGTTGCATCAAACGGCAGGAAATGTAAGCCATACTGATATGGTTTTTGAGTGAGTGTAGTATATATCTGCTCAATAGAAGGCGAGTAAAATTCATCTGCATCAATAAATCGTTTCTCTTTACCGTATACTTGAAAATAGACAATGGAAGTCACTGCGTCGCCGGGGTCAAATGCTGTATAGACCATCAATTTAGGATCATAAGGCACTTTACACATACGTTTCTGCTCTCTAAAGCTCATTATCTGTTCAGAGTAATACGCGCCCTTAGAAGCTGCATCAAAAGAACAGAAATACTCTTGCATGAAAACATCTATATCCATTTCACTCTTTTCTTTGTCGAGTATCTCCTGTGAGAGAACACCCGTAGTAGATGCTGTATCCACAGCCCAAAACCATGAAGGATCTTTCTTTGCTTGTTCTAACATCTCGTGAAAATGGTTCTTCCCTCTTGGTGTTCCGTTAAAGATTGTCCATCCACCATTCGCTGCAAGGATAGCGCGTAGTATCTGCCAAGCCATTGGATGTGTAAGGGAATATTCAGAGAAAACAATACCTTTAGGATTTGTTCCTACAAGTCGGTCGTACTGGTCACTCCCGACTAGCTGTATCACAGAATTATTAACCAATTCAATCGTCATTTGTGACCCATTTGTTTTCTTGATAAGTGAAGGAGGTATGAGATTAATAAACCTCTGCCCATCATTAAGCATTCCGTCCCAAATGACTCTTCTGGCATGATTAAACTCAGGAAGGCAATAATAATATGTCCCGACTTCTTGTATAGCTTCTTCAATGAGAATTTCCCAGCAAGTGACGTCCTTACCGCTACGACGATGTGCAACCCATACCGCCCTTCTAGGAATCTTTGTTTGTCTTCCTTCTCTCATATATCGAACTAGAGGCTTTTGGTATTCCCTATAATCTAAAACGGGAAGATTAACTTGTGACATATTTATTAGTAGGAGGACTATACACTACTCTTGAGTTATAGCAGTTTCTTGCGGGTTCCTTTTACCTTCCTCAGCGTGCCATGTAATGGGAGCCATGACCTTGTATTGAAAGTCATGTCCAGGCTTACAGAAAGAATGATCTTTCCAAATGATTCTATTGTTAGGCATCGCAGCTATCTGGCCACTCCCGTCCTCTAAAAGAAGTAGATGATAACATTTATGTTCCGAGGGGAATTGGCTATATCCGTTGTCAGTGTGGTCAAGAGTAAACCAATAGCTTGCTTGTATCTCCTCTCCTTTCGGGGTTCGGTACGTACAGCCCATCTCTCTTAAATATTCGTATTGAGTAACAGAGAAGTCCCATCCATGACTATCCCAACACTGTAAAGACTCCATGGGATGTTTTTTTGCATTCTGTGAAGGTTCATGGTGTCTCACCATGTGAAGAGGTATCCTTGCCCATTGCGCACCGGATTCACAAAGAATAGAGAAGTGAAGTGCCCTGCTTGGGATACTTGTTACACCGAAAATAACGCACGGTTCATATTGTCCTATCTTCTCTTTATCCAGACCATAGAGAATTTCTTTGCACACGTTCCCATATAGGTGTTGAGGAACGCTAGAATTTAAGGTGTGGTGGCTCATACTATTTTAATATTGGAATGTAGGCCTACATCCTTCGCTCGTATCCTGAATTTTCCAACAAATAACGTCACTGGGATCAATCCGATTATAATAGTCACCAGAATACGAAGCAGTAAAAGGCTTGCCTTCAGACATATTATTATTGAATAACAAAATCTCCATATCTGTATTGAGATGATGCACTTGATTTCCTTTACATAGAACAACTCGAATATATTTCATAGAATAATAAGTGAAAATTAAACCATTTTAATATGAATTTCAATAGCTCCATTCTCTCCTGTTCCATCTATACCTACTGACTGCTTGGGCTTCCCATGTCTTCGATCCATAGCATCTTGGTAAAATCTGTAATCCCCCTTTAAGGCATTATTTAGGCCAGACTCTACAAGTATATCTTCAACTTCTTCCGGTGTCATGTTTTGTGATTCTCCAATCTTCCTCATGGCTTCCCAGTAGATTGTATCGAAATTCCTTCTTCCTTTCGGTCTTCCGTTTACATTTCCTGACTGGCCTTTCTTAAAGGGTTTTAGATTATCCTCTTTCACTGCTTTCTTCACTGTATCCATAATTAGTTAGTGTAATTAAACTCTTGACTTCCCCGCCCAATTCTCACCTGCTAGCATGTATTTCAGTTTCGGCATAACTCTCTCCATCTTCTTCCCGCATTTACACTTCACCTTCTGTGGCTTGGCAAAGGGAAAATCCTTCTCTAGCAGTGTGCCACAAGTGCATAAATAAGTGTAGAGCATTGCTATAATTCTAAAAAGCTAATAACGGACTTCGGCAGAAATGGGTCTTCATCAGATACGGTCTTCGTAAGGAAGTTTAGTATAACGATACGTACGACATTTTGCCATGTTTCTTTTCTTTTCATAGTTTTTAATCTAATAGCATTTAACTGGTTCCATGTCATAGGTCTTCGGTCAAATTCTGGCGTGGCTTTAATATCATCAAATAATTCTTTTACCTTTTCCTGTGCCTTTGGAAGGTCAGTGGCTTTCATCTCAGAAAGAATGGGGTATATTCGGGCAATGGGTCCTCTGAAATTCTAATTCCAATACCGTAGTTGGTGCTCGTCAGTTTATTCATGGCTGCATCCATGTCTTCTTTGGATACTTCTCTATTTGGAAATCCTGCGTAATGTTTCATGAAACGGATGCTGTTTCGAAATGATTCATTGATTTTGTCTAGGTTCTCTTGGGATAGTTGGTGGTTCGGACAGGACATTTCAAATTTTAGGCTTTCACCGCCGCTCTCTGCCCTCACGGTAAAGCACCATGTATCTTTTATGCGTTTCATTCTATGCTCGATGACTTTGACAATGCCTTTTTGCATAGTTAGCCAAGAATCTTTGTAAGTAACTCCTCCGGTGTTTCCGCTCTGTAGGCTAAACTTGGGGTAGAATGGACCTGTATGAATGACTTCTTATTTTTCTGGACTGTGATAGTGAATGTATGGCCTAGCTTCTCTAAGAGCTGTGTAAGAAGATTTATTTTTTGTAAAGGTATATGTGGGAAGGGAAGAGTAGTTGCTACACTCGATTTATGTAATTCTTTCACTGTATCAATCTGTGCCTCTTCATGAGTTATTTTAATCTTTATAGGTTTTACAGATATAAATTTACTTTTCTTCGTACTCCGGCATTCAATACAGGAAGAAGCATAGCCGTCTTTATTGGTTCTATCTTTGTGAAAACGGCTTAGGGATTTTCGATGTTTACAGCGGAAACACTTTTTAATCATGGATTTTTCGTAAATAAGTTAAACGGTAGAAACACTGGACGGATACATGTGCGCATTACCTTCTGTCCATTGCTTGTATGGTACTAGTCTTCCACAGGACTGACAATAGAAAGCTTCACCGGGGTCATAGTGGTGCGACGGGTAGTGTTCACACATGCACTTGTTAATAC